CAGTGGGCGGATACTTTTGGAATGGCTGCATCGTTCACCATTTTCTTCAAAAATCCGTCGAAGAATTTAATCTGACCGTTGCCGCTGGTTCCAATAGGGGCTGTATAAGTTGTGGACCCCATCCAAATACCGAGCTCTAATTGCTCGAAAGCCCTATTTAAACCGATCTGCATCATGTAATTTTCGGCTGTTACCGGAAGTTCACGAGCAAGAAGGGTTGGACTAAGCTGTTCGGCTAACCAATGTTGTTCAAAATCACGAGGATTGAACTCGGTGTACAACATAATATCGTTGGGTGCAAGAATACGACCATCGATATTAAATGTTCCGCTCGTTGTAGGGGTTGCCTGACGTTGCTGTAGGGGGTTTAAGAAGTCGATCCTGCCAATAGTATGGGCCTTCTTAATTCCGTCCTGGACATAGACGGCCCCTTTACCGATTGTGTCCATTCCGAAGGTCGCCGGAACCCAGAAATAGCTCGCGAAAGTACCGGCATAGGAGGTATCCGAAATTACTAATGACATAGTCTTTTATTTTTGTTATTTTTTTAAATGTTTTACTCTTCTTTTATAGGATTGTGGTAGCGGTTTTTTGCCTTGCCTTCACAGAATTCATAATTTTTGCCTGATAGAACATTGCGCTGGAAGGAACAACGTTCGGATCGACTACACCCGCCGGGGTGCTAGCGGCGGTAGCGGTTGCAGTAGCGGTCTTATTGATTGGAAGAGCTTCGATACGAGATTTGACTTTTTCCAATCCAAGGATCAAGGCATCTTCTACCCATCCGTCAACTTCTTCTTTCTTGATTCTTGATGGCGCATAAGCTTCGATAACGGCCTTAGCTTGAACTTTTGCGGTCGCCCTTGATTCTGCTTCTGCTTTTGTTTTTGCTTCTGCTTCCATTTTCTTGGCCTGGGCTTCTGCCGCTACTTGTGCAGAAACCATAGCGTTATACTTTTCGGTCATTTCGTCCAAGTCGGCTTTCATCTTATCCATGGCCTTCTTCGCGGCAGACGCTTCGTCTTCTGCCTTATTCCTTGCAAGGATTTCGGTATTCATTTTGGACTTAACGGCGTTAAGAACGGAAGTTTCAGACGCGTCTACGCTCAATTCAAGATAAGCGGCTACCAATGATAGACCGATTGCTTTGCTGGTAGGAGTAATTTCTGCCATATGTTCAGTATTAAAAATGTTATTTTGAATGTTTTTTGCTTCTTTCCAAACAGCCTGTACGCTTCCCAAGGATGGCATTCTTTTTTGATTCGACATGCTTGTAACTATAACTTCCGTACAAAACCCTTTTTCAAAGCACTCTGCCGAAGAAAACCAAGTTTCGCGATCCATTACGTACCCTATTTCAACATCGCTCATATTGCACTTTGCGCTCAGGATAGTGATAGTGCTTTGACGCATCGCCTTTAATATCTTCTGATCGTCTCCGCCAGAAGGGGCGTGAATCATCAATAGCGCGTAATCCGACATTACCCTTTTTCTTCCTGTCATAAAGATAATACCACCCATAGAAGCGGCCATACCTGTATTATAAGTATCGACAGGAGTCTTTGACTGAAGAATCGCATTACAGATATTAAATCCATCGGCTACACTTCCTCCAGGAGAATTAATGTAGATTTTGATGCATTTATAACCATGATTGTCGAGTTCTAAAAGTTCTCGCTGGAAAAGAGCTCCATCTATGCATCCAGGTTCGTCCGGATTGTATCCAATTGGTCCATCTAAGAGCATTATTGGCTCTTCTGTTAACCTGCTGGACTCAACTATATACATAGATTATCTTTGTTCTTTATTCTGTTGTAAAAATAATGTACCTGATAGACACTTTGGCAATTGTACCGTACCAATTTTTTTAAAATAAAAATGCCCCCGATTAAGGGGGCATTCTGACAAATAGACAGAGAATAAAATGTCGTTGTCTTAAACGGTAGGAGTAGTAGGCGTAGGTACTACCGGAACAAGAGAATGAATTGCGGATGCGACTGCTGTGCTACGGGTAGCAAGGTCGTCCAGTTTTGCCTGGGTCTCAGGAGTAAGTCCGCCGCCTGAGCTGAGGTCGGCAATTTCTTTTGCAATAACTGTCTGATCGTCTGAAATGGAGGTGAGCGCGTCACCGAAAGCCTGAATGTCTGCTAAAACTTTTGTTTCGTCTGCCATAATTTTGCGATTTTGATGAATGATTAAATCGAGCTTTCTGCTCATAAATAAAAAATCGTCGAGTAACTTATAAAGAAGCTTGGTATTAGACTCTACGATGTGTTCGATTTGATGAGTTTTGTGCTCTAACATAGTGATGTAATTTATGCAAATTAAGTACCAAAAATAAACTTTTAAAAAGTTTTTTTGCCCTCTATTTTGTTTTTTAATTCCTTCAGCGCGTAATTTATAATTCGACTCTTAGTATCTCCAGTCTGCTTGGCATATGCATACAAGAACGTATGATTGGACCTATCCAAATAAGCCGTCTCTTTTCGTTCGTGACTAGACGATTGCCTTACCTTCTCTGACATAAATTACTTTTTAAATAGCATGAATTCAAATATTATATTTTGAACCCCTGGGCTAAACTCTTCAAAATGAACATCGAAAGTACTATTGTTCCTGTTTCGTACAGAGAATTGTATAGTACTATCCTGTCTTGTATTAGGACCACCACTGATAATAGTGCCTACTACGTAGTAATTCCCAGTCGATAGTGGTGCTCCTGGTATTGATATCGTGAAGTCTGCACCACCACCACCAACATCTCCAACATTTAATGATCCGGCAGAAAGTATGGGGTTAGGATTGAGGGATGGAGGTACGAATAATTGATAATTCGGAAACCCGCTCACAACTTGCAATAAATTGCCAGAATATAGTCCAGAGGATGGGGTTGTAATAGTGGTGGTTGTAATTTGAAGATTCAAAAATGCTGCCTGAGAATAGTTTGCTATACCTGATCCACTTGCTCCTGAAACTATTTGCAATTTTCTTATATTATGGACATTTCTTACTGCAAGATCGGTAAATGTTACTGGGTCCGCGTCCGTAGTGTATTGAGTCACTATAACTTTAAATACTCCAACATTTGATCCTGTTGCCGTGAACGCAGCGGCATCTATATAAAACACTTCTCCATTATAGAATGCAGCACCTTGAGAAATACTATAGGCGGGCGGAGTAGAGGTATTAAGAACACCCCATAAAATGTAGACGGTTGCCGGATTATACGAGGACCCTATAAGGCCTTGTATAATTGCAGACATTGTTTCTTTATGAGCGTCTTGAAAGAATTGAAGAGTGCCTTTTTTTACTGGCATCTCTGAAGAATCTGTAATCGGGGTTATATCTAAAATTTTCATTCTATATTTTTAATAAGAAACAACTGTGTATCTTAATCCGGCTGCGACATATTTATCTGCAAATTCTCTTATTTCTGTTTCGTTTGTCATTGCATAAATAGAAGCCAGGACATTAATTTGAAAATTATTAATCCTCTTGAAAGGAAGGGGCCACCCTATTGCGTCAGAAGAAGTCGTTTGGCCTACAGTTGAACCCTTTGTCTGCCCGACCAAGAAACCAAAAACAGTAGGGGGAAGCTTTGTTATGTATATATCAGAATGCGTCATTGTAATTGGCAATCTGAAAACACCCGAGAATCTTTTATTTAAAGCGTACTCTAAAACAATTTTCCTTCCATTAAATTTTATCCTTTCGTCTACTCCAATAAAATCAGTTAATATCAGCTCCCAGCTCCCGGCATTCGTTGGATCAACGGTATTGTTATTGACCAAAGAAGAAAAAACCTGTTTCTTGAATATTACTTGATCGTATTTATTATATACTCCTGGTGACCAGATAGGAGAATTTGAGCCAGATTTATAAGAGCCAAGTATCTTGTCCCTGCACCATTGCACCGGCTTAAGATGCGCCCTTGTATAGGCAATTGTCGCAGGAGTTCTTTTGTCTGGCGGTATTAAATCCTGAGCTTGTTGATCGAAGTCTATATCGTAGAAATTTGGCATTATTTTGCGAAGCCCATTTTACTCATTACTTGATCTCCGCTCATTTTTTCTGTCTGACAAACAAAATCAAGACCGTACCTCATAACTAAATTTCTCCATTGTGCTTCTGTCCTTGATTCTTGATCTACTCCAAACGAATCTTCGAAACCTTTTCTAAGAATAGCAATCTCTTCTTTTTGAGAAAGGGTTGGCTTAATCTCGTTAAAAGTTTTTGATCCGTCATCGTTTACTGTCGTCTTTACTAAATAGGCTGACATATTAATTTATTTAATCAAGAATAAAATTAAGACTATCCGCAAGAGTCTTTGTGACCGTTGTCTCTGGTATCATATATCCAGCATCTGTCGAATACTCTCTTTGCAAGACAGCACTTGCAAGAACAAGATCAATACCAGCGGAGAACAGAATAGCATCTGGACGAGCGCGAACGTTTTGAAGAATTACATCCGTAACTCCTGGTATGTTTCTGATTTCATTTTCCAAATCAGAAACTTTTATTTTTCCATCAATTTATTCACAGATAAAAGAGGCGAGCCAAGATGTAATAGCGGCTATAACGGTCGACTGTATTACGCTGGAATATTGACCTTGATAATATACGTCTGCGTTCACGTATAGATTATCTGCATTCTTACTTACGCAAGAATAATCTATACCAGCGTCTCCAATTGTATCTATGTATCCTTGCGCAGAGGCAAGTTCCAATGAAGATAATGCTTGGAAAGGACTACTCTTAGCAAGCTTTATAGTAACTGTTTGACTTATGTCAGAGGTTACGCTACATGCAGTGACAATTCTTAAATTTGGGTCTATTACCGGATATACCGGAACGGTATTTATTAGAGTAACGAACTGAGGGTCTGTAGCAGAATATTGGAACTCAAACATTTTAGATTGAATCCAAGAAAAGGAAGCAGCAGAAGCAACCGAAACAACCGCCTCTATGTCTACAATAAATGCGTCTTCTAATTGCTCTACTAAAGCCTGGGCAATAGCGACCGTGTAACAGACTGCACGTAAGAGATTCCGCTTACTCCATAAAGTTGGATCAATCGTAATGCCTACAGAAGCGAATTGAGACACCAAATTGTCTATTATATACCCATTAATTTCCTCTACGCTTCTAGCCATTGTTTAATGTTTTTATATAAGATGCTCCAGACTGTCTTATTTTAGCGCATTCTTCTTGCGTAGGCATTCTTCCAATGGATGTATAGAACTCGTTCAAGTTTATAGCAGCGATCATATTGTTCCTGCAAAATTGAATAACATTTGATATGCTTTGCCCAGACAATTGAGATATGCGTAAAAATATTTGATCTGAAGTCATTTTGTTTTTATTTGGAACGGTAATTGCTGCTCTGTTGAATCCTCCCCCACTATCGTACCGCTTCCCTGCATATCGGTCGGCGTCTGCGTATAAGTATAGAAATTCCTAAGTTCGTCTAATCTCGATCCCTTGCTATCCGTAAAGTTACAAGGAAAATCAAACATAAAATGGTATAAGTTATTATGATTTGTATCTTGATGTTCTGCAACACAAGTCATAGGACCGCATGCAGTGGGGGTGAAATAGGTTAGGGCAGCTATTAATTGATCCCTAAGATCCATTACTGCCAAATCCTGTTCGTATGTCACACCGTCCCCATCGTTATAGTACTCGTGTATAAGATGTATTCTCCAATTCACGTCACAACTTCTGTATCCCTGACCAATCACTTCGAATATCATACTTGATATTGGTTCTAAGAAGTAGGCTGGTTTAGGAAAACTTTCTAACATGCCGTCCTCGTCTTGCTTAAGTTGTCCATTCCACATACGCACATAGGGGGTTGTACTCGATCCATCGTTGTTTACAATGGGAAGTGTTGAAAGCAATGCTAATATGTCCCGAATGGGAGCGGCTATCCCTGCCATAAACTTTTCATATATTTATCAATCCTTTCCAAATGTTGAGAATGAAGAATTGGACTATTGCCCATAAATTGACGTTTCGGCATTTTTCCTAACCCTTCGTTATGCGCCTGGGCGTACGGCAAATCCACCACCAACCGAACTACAGGCCAAGACTGTACGCGAATACTGTTATTTACTGCCCTGCGCAACTTCGTTGATCCTTTGCCTACCAGGATAGGCCTTGTATGCCTGCCAAGGTCTTTTTTCTTAGGATACTTATATTCGGGGGTTCCGGGTATCCGTCTATTAACCTCTTGCCAAGGCACTCCATCCCATGATTGTGTTTTGAAGGTATTGGAAAAGTAAAGACGGGAATCATTGGCCAAAAGAACAGGAAGCTCCTGCCGCATTTTTGTAATGCGCTCCTTAAGTTGACCAAATTTAAATTTATCTTCCATTAATCTTTTTCGGGTATTGGCATGTCAAAATTTCGTTCTGCGTAATTCTTATCCGCCTTCGCAACTTCGAAATATGGGTGATGCTCGTTGAATATCATACCATCCTTCGCAGGATTAGACATAAAAATCTTATCCATTTTTTCCTCCGCGTGTTCTGCAAGAGAGTTCACTTGGTCCTTTGGTGTTAGTTCTGCTTCTTTATCCTGCTGTTCCAAAATGCACTTACAATTAAAATGGTTAAGCGGAGCGACCTTATCCCATATATTGTCCCCGATCGGGGCCGTAAGGCCATCAAGGGGAAAGCATATTGGACATGCATCGCCGATAGCGCTATATCGAAGATTCGGAAGTGTGTCTTTTTCCTTCTCGATTGTTTGCCATTTTTGCGCATTATACGCTTGACCAACTGCTGTACTATATTCTGTCTCTCCCCAATTATTATTCCAGTTATCATACGTCTCATTCGCAAGAGTATTAAATTCTTCTTTCGTTCTTACGCCATCTTCTCCAGTAAGCAAAGAACTAATCTCTTTTGTCATTTGGTACGTCTTCGCCGCGCCAAACATATAAACATTATCCCGAAGTTCTTGTAACAATTCTAAATCTTCGTTCGTCCAAAACTTTCCACTCTCCACCTCTGCCTCAAATTGTTTCAGATCAAATCCCCAACCTTTATACAATCCATTCCTTAAATATTCGGATATGGAAAGGTAAACATCTTCTGGCAAATTATGTTCATCTATCGAACCGTCATAAATGCCGTCCAAATATTTCTGAACTTTCTTTTCTGAAAGTGTATTTGTCTTTTTGTTTGGCATTCTTAATGTTTATGCCTTGCATATATCGCCTCTAACCTTGCTTTTACTTTTGTATTCATTGGCTTTTTCCCTTTATCTCCTTCGTCAGGTCCGGCAACCCCTGGCATTAACATTGGCGGGGGCTCTACTTTAGTCGTTGTTATGCCGGTTCGCTTGGTGAAATAGGTCCAGTCTGGTTCGCCCCCCGCATCTTTTATGGTTTTGAAAACAGTAGCAGTCCCAAGGTTTGCGTCATCTTCCTTTTTCCTTGCCTCGCTTATTTCTTCGTTGTTCTCAAATTCAAATTCAAGATTATCGGCTATAAGGAAACCGATATTTCGAAGCTTCGGTATAAGTTGATTATTCACGCAATCAACAAGATCGGTCATGTCCAATGTAGACGTATCACGCAACGCGTCTGCAACAGGGCTTTCTTCTCCGCCTTGCGCCCCCCCTATTTTACCGGGCACACTATCCATTGCATCGGCATGGCCCAAAATAATCTTACTTATCTTCTGCTCTAGCCGCTTCTCCAGGCTTTCGTAAATCTTATAGCCCTGCCCTAAGCTTTTTGATTCCATCAATTCAACGCTATCTCCTACGGCGTCCATAAGCATCCATCCGGCAGACCCCATTTCCGCTAAAGCCTGTTCGAATATAGCCCTTTCTTCGCTCTCTGCCTGTTTGTTTGTCTTACCAACCCTTATGGGCATGCCGTACATTTCTGTCGCATCTGCATTTTGACCCAAAAGGTTCCTTGCAAATATTTCATACAGCGCAACGGGATACAGATAGCCGTATCCGCATTCGCTGACACCTACATCGCTTGGAGTGTCTACCCATATGTGCCAATCCTTGTAAGGTTCTTCCAGGAATGGGGCGCCGCTAATGGAATATACATATCGAGTGACATTGAATCTATCAGGAGATATGTTAAATCGGCGTATGATCGAGAGTTTTGGAAAATCATCTTCTATGCAATCATTCAGATAGATAAGGCTGTATCCGAATGCCTTTGCTTCTAACTGATATTTCATAAACTTGCGGAACCACTTCTTCATAAATATCTGCGTGGCCTTTTCGTCTTTTTTTCTGGATACTTTATCGACAATCTGAAATTTCTTAAGCAATGTCATATTCATCCTTCTTTCCATGCAGGATATGACCTGAGCATTCAACTTTGTATCCAAATAACCCCTCTGCATCTTAACTCGCTGTGGATACCATGCGTTCTCTGCTTCTTCAATCCACTCTCTCCAACCCCTAACGTCTTGGCGTATACGTTGAATTTGTACCGGAGAAATATATTTGGAAAGATTTTTAGTCGCGTCCCCTTTTTGTTCTATTTGCGCATTCATGCCTCCCATTGTAGGCAGGAGGTAAGATGTAATCTTTCTTAAATCATTATAAAGAGATCGAGCCATTAGAAGCTGTTTATATTTTTGATGTTACTTCCAAATCTTATACGTCCGCCACTTCTGGGCTGTATGGCTTGTAGTCCAGACGTAAGATTGCCATCTGCCGCATCTTTGAACCATGCTACAGCTTCTTTATATTTCTTAGCCCTCAATTCTGGTACATTTCTTGGCGCAATCCTGTCATGAATAAAGTATAAGGCAAGTGAAACGCAATGACGAACAAGGCTTCTGTTTCTATTATCGCCTTGCACCCACCCGGACGAAACAGGATTTGAAACAATATTAGCGTATAGTATGTAAAGGTGCTGTGTATTGTCGACAGTATTTCCAATCAAATTCAAAATGCCGGTAGCTTGGTTCCAGGAGAATTGAGATGGGGTAAGCGGCTTAACTTCTTTCACAACCAATAGAACGTATTTATTAATCAGCGTAGCCGATAAATCAATTACACTAGTTCCGTCTGCAATGGATAAATAAGATGTAGAAAATGTTTGAGAGTAGGCGGGAGCATAATTTCCTGTCGGCTCTGGATATAGGGTTCCAGCTGGAATAGAGTAGGGGACACCTGTTCCCCAATACTTAACTCCACTATTCAAATCGTCCGGAAATACGTTTCTTTGAGGAACATTGTTGTATGTTCCAAATTGCAATAGGGTTGTGTGGTCAATACAGGATGTAGAAATTTGACAAACATAAGTCTTCCCATTCCAATAGACCGGATTTCCGATCTTATAATATTTCGACAATTCGAAAGGAGGCTGAGGGTAAGATACGTAGAATGATGTATATTGTGGTCCTAAGTAAATCCAGTGAAGAGGATTAAATACTTCCGGAAATGGTATTGGCTGATTCGAAACATAGACAATCCCGGAATAGAGCGTTAATTCTCCTTGAATGTACGTTAATAATGGATTGTATACTGGTCCGTCCAAATAAACACGTTCCCCTGCTAAGTATTGTATAGATGGATCGTAAGCGTCATAATCCATCAATTCTTGATCAAGTACAAACTTCTGAATCAATTGCTCTTTTGCAAACTGCTGAGAATCAAGAATTGCGTCAGTAAGAATGGACATATCTTTGTTGATAACCGATTGAAGATTATCGAGTTGAATAGCTCTTTTAAAGTCGCTTAAAATTAGATATGCCATAGGTGTCTAACAAATGTATAAAACATTTTTTAAACACTACCAAGAATTTTTGATATATATTAATATGAATTTTTTGACTGTACCTTCTTCTTTATTTTAGAATCGTAGTTGTTCGTAGAAGAGGCATTTTTTCCGAATCGAACACTTGTAATTGCGTCTCCTGCTTGATATCTTTCGAACTCTAAAGCGAAGCAAGACACCATAAAGTATTCTATAAGATCGGCAAAGTGACCAACTATCTGAGCGCGTACTTTAGTTGTTGGGTCCACTCCCATTTGCTTAAACTTCCCGCCGTTCTGATCCTCTTTTAATAGTATGCAATCGTTAATAGCCGTCTCGCATCCTTTGTCAAATATGATCCTTAACCCACCAACTTCTTTTTCAAATACGCTATTCATCCAGTTTTGACGCATTACTACGTTCGGATTGTGTGATATTACCCTGAACGTAGGCTTGTATTTCTTCAGGTAATCCATGATTAGCCGGTAGAAGTTGTATCCCTCTTCCATTTTTGTATCTTCTTTATCGGCGGTCGCATCGCCGTATATATACATCCCAGCTACATGATTAGGGTATTTTCTTATTATTTCGTCGCAAACTTTACGAACCCTATTATTCGGGCTTTTTGCTGCAATTTCGTCTACCATCCAAATTTCGGTTCGGCTTTCTGGTGTTACGATAGGGGGTATATGCACTTGAAAGAATCCGCAAGGAAGGTAAGGGTTAAAGTTGTCGTCCCAAGAAATATGGAGCGGTAGAGATGGATCATATTTCATCCCGCGTCTAACATGCTTATCGAGTTCGAAGCATTTAAAATATTCTCCTCCAACTTTTAGTTGTATATCCCAATCCCCTTCCACGAATACTTGATACTGATAGGTTGGAAGCATCTTTAATGATTCGACATAATCTTTGTCTTCCATTACGAACGGATTGTCTGTAATTTTGGAAGGTATGTAGAGCCATGTGGGTGGAAGGCTTTGCAAATTACCAAATTCGTCTTCTTTTCCCATGTACCTATCGTAGAAAAGTTTTTTAACCCAGTTATTCGCAGGATTGCAAGTCATCATGACTATTGGGGGAGGCTTTTTCTTCCCAGATGGCAATATAAAAGAACCGGCCCGTTCTATAGCCTTCCAGAAAGACAATTCTTGCAACTCGTTGCATTCTTCTAATAAGAAACCATTTACTTCTAGACCCTTCCATCTATTCAACTCTTTATCATCGTCGTAATTTTCTGGAAAGAAGAGTATTTGAGAACCGTTTGTTGCGGTCCACGTCATTGTTTCTTGATTAAATTTGTCTGTAAATTTTCTCGGACATATCTTTACGAATGCCGGTATGGTATTTCGCTTAAGGGTTGGTAGGCTATCACGAACAACCGCCCAACGACTGCCAGGGAATATACGGCAAAGAAGAAGAAGGGCCCCAAGACCGGCATACGTCTTCCCTCCGCGTATAGCACCGCCAAATAGTATAGCCCGGTAAGAACCAGACAAAACCGACTTAAGGAATTGCTTTTGTTTCGGGGATGGATCGAAAAGAACTTCTTTCTTTTGTTCTATCATTCGAGCGTAAATTCAATGTCGTCTATCTTAAATACTTGTTTAACTTCTTCTGTTATTACTTTTTCTTCCACTTTTTGCGTTAATCCAAGTATACTCATTACAATAGAAGAATTAAATTGACCCACAGCAGCACCCTCGATATTTTGAGATTGAATAACGTTTATTATCATGTCAAGGCAAGTCATCCATTCTTCGTTTCCAGAAAGACCGCCGTTATCCCTATCCTCATATCCCATTAATCGAAGGTAATTGGAGGCGACCCCTGCAAATACGCAGAATCCAGATTTGGTGTACATGCGCTTCTTTGGAATTTCAATTAATTCCTCAGCAGGAATAAAAGACTGATTGCCTTTGCTGTCGGTTAGTATGGTTCCTTTGTCAACTTTCTTCTTTTGCTCTGTTATGTAAAGCGGGTTTTTATCACACCAGTCGAAGTAAGCGCAAGCGACCTGCCACATTTGTTCAGGGCTTTCGAAGTTGCGGCGTTTCCGCCCTGCAACTCTCCATAATTGTTTTTCTTCCGACATTGGATAAAGTTAGGGGGGAGGTTATTAAGAAACAAAAGAATTTTTAGCTTTAATAAATTCAAATATTTCAGCCGTTTCTTTTTCTAAATAAGGGACGCTATACTTCTTTACCTTCTCAACTATTGGATTGCCTTCTGAATCGCTGGACAGAATAGGGAAATCAAATCGATCTCTACTCTCTACTTTGAATTGAACGTGGTACAGCAAAAGCTCCCCCGGTTGTAATAGGGGGTTCTTTATCAAGGCGAGCCGCATGTAAATGGAGAGCTGAAGCGTGTAATGCCAGTAATTACAATCTTCGTACTTCGACATTGGACCAAGCATGTAGGTTGGTTTTCCATACTTCTCCCCGCTATATGATTGCTTCTTAATTTCTTTATTCGTCTTATAATCCCCTACGTCAACGAATTCATAATCTGCTAACATAAGGTCTGTCTGACCTATGATGCCATGTTCTTCACTGTAGCATATGTGTTCTAAGTAACAGCCCGATTCCAGCCTTTGTTCCCTGGCTATCTTGATACCGCCGATCGTGGGGGTAGCGCAAACCCATAAGCGTTTGTTCCTATGCCATTTTGTTTGACCTAATATTGCTTTCTTTTCTTGATGTAGATGAAATTTGCTACCTGCTGTAGTCGATCTTTCGTTTTCACTGTCCCAATATGCTCGAATTATGGCAGGGTCCATTCCAAACCACTTGCTTTTTTTGCTCTCAGCGCATCTCCATGCCATTTCTTCCGAATCAAATGGTTCTGAGAACATTTCTACGATCTTGGTAGCACTAATCCACTTTTTAGGAGGATCGCTTTCGTACTTATGATTTTCTTCTTTAAATATTACGACCATATTGATAAAAAAATTGCCATCCGTAAGAATACGGACGGCTTTTGTAATAATCCCTTAAATTCTCAAACTAAACCAGTCCCCAACATAGGATTCGAACCTATACAAACGCCCTTCTGCCAATTGGGGATAAAAACCAGGAAGTAAAAACTTCCCGGGAAACTCTAACGATTGCATTTTGCCAAAACTAACAAACTTTTATTACTTTTCTCCTGTCCTGTGCCTGCCCCAGCCGCCAGGACCGTAGCCGGAAAAATATCTTGCATCCCCGCATCCGTATCTATAAGACGAGCAACTTGTAAGTAATGCTGCTCCGCCAAAAGCGAACACAAGAATAAGAATGATCCAAAGAACTTTTTTACGATTCGACATAATGTAGGGTTTAAGTGGTTAAAAATGGCGATACGCTTCTGCGATCCGAAGAGGTGCTTCTTCGCGCACCGCCATAGGAGTATTTTTTAAAATAGATTCAAATTCTTTCGTAGGATCGTCAACAATTCGAAACATGCTCACCGCCCAACCTGCATCCGGAAATTCTTCCAGAATATAACAATCTGTAGAAGAATCACACCCACAATCACAAGTCCAGAGAAAAATGTCAACAACATTGTATTGTTCGCCTTTTATTGGGATTGATTCAAAGGCACTGCCCTGATAAATATGCCAATCGTCTTTTATACAAACAACTCTCATGGTCGGTATTTTTAGAATGGCAATTCATCAATAGGTTCACCTTCTGCCGCTGGGACTGGCTTGTATCCAGACTGCTGCTGAGGTATTTCTTTTGCAGGGCTCTGTGTCTGAGTATTGATTGCTTCCCCTTCTTTCTTTCCCCCTCCCAACAACTGCAAATCAAACACACGCAAAGTTAACGAATGCCCCGTACTTCCATCATTCTTTGCGAATGTTTTTACTTCGGGAGTTCCTTCGACATAAACAAGCGTTCCCTTTTTTAAGTACTGTGCAACCTTCTGTTCAGAAGCAGACCACTTGGAGCATTCGACCCAAATAGTCTTTTCTTTCATTTCTCCGTCACTGCCCTTAAACTTTTCCGTGTGGCAGACACTGAAATTAATAACATGCTGTCCTGTGACCTGGTTGGCGGTTGCATCTTTTCCAAGATGCCCGATAGCTTGAAGCTTTATCATAATTAAGAATTTTACACTTTAAAACGGAGTCGAACCGTCGAAAACAAAACGCTAGGCGCAAACTAAACCCTGACCGCAAAGTTTTATTTACAAAAATACCGGGAGTTGGCCCCTCAACCCGGAAAACTTGTTTAGTTTATCCGTTACCCCCGGCAGAATAAACTTCGCAATCGAAAGCGGCATTAAGTAACGCTCTTGCCGCCTCTATACCCCCCACTATTCTAACCTCTTCCCTTGTCCTGTATATAGTTATAGGTATTTTTACTTTATCTCCCTTCCGTTTGCCCTTATTATTTTTGCGTCCATCCATAGTGTATACAAACGTACGCATTTTTAATTAAATGTGCAATAGAGTTAAGAATTTAGATTCATATTATTCTTTTTGCTGCTCTTGCCATAGGTCGGAGCGTGATTGATTTGGTTTTATTAGCTATCCTTCGACGTTCCTGGTATAGCGCCACGAACAAGAGAAGAAGATAGGCATTATTTTTGTTTTTATTCACAAAAAGATAATAGATAGTTTTGAAGCTTGATTTTTATATCAGCAGCATCAGCAGCATCAGCAGCATAAGCAGCAGCAGCATAAGCAGCATAAGCAGTAGCAGCATAAGCAGTAGCATAAGCATTTCTTATTTTGATTAATTCTTTCAAATTTATATGCCCTGCAATAAACGCTTTCGCTGCTTCAATTGCTTCTCTTGGTCGTTTATCGTTCGGGTATTTATTTTCGAATATTGGCAACACAATCTCGGAGACGCGTATAGCTATCTGCTGATTCTCTTCTTTTGTTGCCAATTTCTTGCAGACAAACCAATATTTGTCTTTTAAAGGAATTTCCGATTCAACTATTGATCGAAGAGTTATATCCTTATTTTTATCTTGCATAAAGCTACAGGAGAATAATTTATCTTCCCGAATATAACAACCTCCGTTGTCAATCATAAATTGAGTGGTGAAAATTTGTTGCATTTTATTTTAATTTAATTTATTTTTTCGCGGACTCGCGTTTTTTGTATTCGCTCACTTGCCTGTTAACGGTGGATTTATTAAATCCATGATCGTCGACTATCTGTTTGTTAGATAGGCCTTTCTTGTGAAGCTCTAATATCTGGGCGATCTTCCCGGACCCGTCTACGGGGTCTTTGCCTATTAATTTCTCGCCATCGTCTACAAAAAGCTTTGCTTCCCCATTGCTACTTAAATGTAGCATTCTGCCGATTGCTGCTCCTGCGTGACCAATTGTTGTAATAGTGGGGTTGATAGCATGTACAGCAGATCGAATTGTTGCAATTGCTCCCTCGGTGTGATTAAATCGCCATGATCGTAGGTAGGAATTTGCAGTCTCTCGGTCGACCTTAGCGTCGATAATCATGGTTTCTAATAATAATTCATCATTACTTGCGTCATCTGTTTCCAGGAGGTGGATGAGTTGCGTGTTTTGCCACATGGTTACTACAATCTTTCCGTTCATTGTTTTGGATTTTTAGCGTTATGAGAATATATGTGAATAGAGTTGCTGACAATAGGATGCCAATAAAGGTAAGTAATAATTTCATGCTCTTGCAATTAAAATAAGCAAAGTTACGAACAAAGAAGTGCTGAACGCGAAGGTGAGTATGCAGGCTACGATAATTCTGTTATTGGCCCATGTACGCTCTTGCTCGAGTTTTAGGTCCATTACTTTGTTCATTTCTTGCATTAGACGGTTGAAGACTAAACCTTTAATAGTGTCTGACATAGTATTGATTTTTTAGGCCCTGGGCTGGCTTCGCGCCTACGCCGACCATCCTACCGACCCGTCTGACAGAACGTTAAAGTAGGGGGGTTACGATTCCAGGGCTCCCTCGGCTGCTATTGCAATCCTACGAGGTTTCCGGCCATATGTTCCATTTGGAACTGGGCGAGGAAATATCTACGGTGTTTAGTTCTAGGGTTTATGCCATCTCGTATTCCCGTACTTGCCGGTACACGGTGTTCCGGTTGAACTTAAGTTCGACAATTTCCTTCTTCGACAGACCCTTTTTTGCGAGCATTATGATCTTGTCGATCTTTCCAAGGCTTTTATCTTTAACGATAGCCTTAACTGCTTCTGCCTTTTTGGTAGGCAACCCCTTTGTTTTTGAGTTCATAATTAGGTTGTTTTTTTACAAATGTAGAAACATTTAATTGAATATGCAAGAAAAGAATGGGGTTTTTTCGCCCCATTCGTGTGGTATTTTCGCCCTAATCCGTTGATTCTAGATCTTTTTCAGCAAGGTATTGCATAGCCTTATCCCTGCTCATACCCT